AGTTGTAGCTCGTTGCCATGATTACAAATATACATCACAAAAAGCGAATCCAATCACGATGAAAACTATGACAATAATACCGCCAACAGTCCAGCAAGTCAGCCTTGCGGATGTCTGTGCTTCGGTCCTTGATGATATCACCGTCCTCGTCCACCTCCACATATTTCAGGTCAGTGATGAGACCCTTGCAGGACGAATCAATCCGCACGGCATAGTTCTGAAGTAGCGAGTTGACAAGCACTCTCGTATCCCTGATACTCGGATTCACCGATGGCTGACGCATCTGCGCCCTACCAAGATGCAAGCGAGTAGATACCACATCATAGTACCCGGTGTTGCCACTTGTCAACGCTGACCGATTCGCCCCAGTCGCATCGCCAGTGACGATGAAGCTCGCCTTAGGGAACGCTGCGATGATACTGTCACAGAGCTGATAGATATCAGAATTCCGTAATGCGAACTCCTGCACCACGTTGATGCAACCATTGATGTGTTGAACTGCAATGCAGGTGATGGGGTCCACGTTGAAGTCGAAGCTCAGATACAGATGATGGAGCTGGTCGAACTTGACCGATGTCACGTGCTTGGCTTCATCGAAAGCATAAGCGAATGGATTGTTGGCAAGGTCAACATCTTCCGCAAGTATCTCACATCTGAATGTAAGCTCATCCAACTGCTCACGCAGATGGTCGACCTCTTCATGACTGATATGCGGATTATCGTAAGTTGATAAGTTGAACGATGACCAACTCGTATCATCCTTTGCGAACAGTTCCTTGAAGAATGTCCTGCCAAACTTCGGTGTGCTGAGAATCCAAGCATCGCCTTTGAAGTCCAGCAGTGTAGCCATGATGGTCTGCGTCCACGCCTCCCTGAACTTCTTCGCCTTCTCAGCCTCGTCAATCACCACCCTCGCATACTTGCGACCTCGCCCTGAGTCCGGCTCGTCCATACTCCAGAAGTCAATGATACCACCAGTGATCAGCCGCATCTGCTTGGTCTGTTCGTTCTTCGTCTCGATGATTGGCTTGAGCGTGTACTTGAGTTCAAGCCATACATCATGCAGGTCCTTGTAGGTGGGCGCATAGTACGCACACGGCTTGCCATCAAGCGCAACCTGTGGCAGCAACTCATTCACGGCAAGTGTGGTCTTGCCCCATCGCCTGCCAATCTTCAGCACGTTGTAGCGACTCGCATCTCCAAGCACCTTCTCCTGACCTGAGTGCAGTCGCTTGAGCTTGACCTCGATGTCAGTCACGGACAATCCTGATATTAATAGTTCCGTCATCCGGCTTGATCTCCTGACGATTCATCTTGGGAGTAATGTACTCAGCAAGTGTAGCCAGCATCTTGAGTCGCTCACCCGGACTGAGTTCAGCCAAGTCACGCCTCATCTGATACTCATCGTACTCGTTCAGCACTCGTTCTATCTTTTCCTTGAGCTTCATTTCTTCTTCTTGACTTTAGCAGGCAGAGACTTCATCTGCTTTGGCGATGTCTTCTTGGCAAACTCCTTTGCGACCTTCGGATTACTTGCGTATAGAAACGCTCTCTGTGCTTTTGATTTGAATGGCATAGTACAAATATACTAATCAATCTCCCCTTCTTCTCTCAGCACCCTCTCTGCCCATCTTAGCGCAGGCTCACCGCCCCAAAGCAAGTATGATATCGTTCCGCACGCAGTAGTATCGCCCGGCTCATAGTATTCGGCTGCTCTGCTCAAGTATGAGTACATACGCTTCACCGTCTCCGTTGTGATAGTCTCCCGGTTCGCCAGTTGCTGCGCTCGTATCTTGCCGACCTGCGTAGCGCATCGGTTGTTGATCTCAGCGTTCAATCGGATTCCTCGTTCAGCCTCATCGCTTATAGCTTGAGGGTAGTCATCGTATGTTGCCATTACTTATTGCTTATGTATTGGTAGAAGTAAAGATAGTCATTGACAAGGCAATCGTCCTTGACGAGTCCTGACTCAGCCAATCGCATTGAATAGTCTCGGTCCTCGCCCATGCTGATAGGCTTGTAGCCAATCTCCTTTGCGATGCTCGTCATCACCGGGTTGAGATGATTCAGTGGTCTTGTGTACCTCATCGCACCATCATACCTTACTGGCTTCTCTGAATAACTCAGTCCTGCCTTATGGATGAACTCGTATGGTATCATTCCATTCGTGGTGATGATTCCTCTGAAGCCAACACCGTAAGCATCACGCTTCAACCAGTATAGAATCTTGTCAACGTAACTACCTGCAATGATATCATCATCATCGATGAACGCAATGTATTTGCTGGTACAGTTGTCAACTGCATACTGACGCTTCTCGCCAATCGAGAACTCACGATTATCCTTCAACACCACAACATCAACGAGATGCGTAAGTTGTGGGTCAAGCAGTCCTCTTAGCCGTTGCAGGAACTTCTCCCTGCCATTGATGGTCAGGATGAAGATTGTCCAAAGTGCCTTAGATGGGGAAGCCATTGCGCTTGCGGTGTTCAAACACTCGTTGCCCATGATCCCACGCAATCTTAGAGTTCTCCTTCTGGTACGTCCTATCAAGCTTGCTCTTGCCTACCGTGTAGTGGCGATGATCAAACTCTAAGTTCTTATCCACCCGGTAGAATCCGTGTTTCATCGCTGTTTCGGCGAGGTCATTGTCTGCGAACATCGAGATGTAGGCAGGATGATACAAGTACCCAAGCTTCTCATACGCCAGTCGGTTCATGATGGGTAGTGTCACGATGTCACTGCGGATACCATCGAAGACCTGCAATACTACTGGCTCATCGCCATAGTCATCGAAGCGTTCAATGAGTTTGGTATCCCATCCAAGCGTTGGAAACATATCATCGGAGACCAGCACCAAGATATCGCCCTGACTGCGCTCAGCAGCAGCGTTGCTTGCCTGCACCATATTGGTTGAATCGCCCACGATGATAGTCACTGGTTCGTTATCGAAGACCCGGTAGTAGTCATCGACATCAGGGTCGTTACTGGATAGGCTGATGATCCACTCGATCTCATCGTAGTTGGTCTCAGCCATGACCCAAGCATTATGGCAGAATAGTGCCTGCTCGGACCTTCCGAAGCTGGGGTGGATTACGCTAATTCTCCGGTCCATATCCCTTCGATTAGGCAGTGCAATCCATCCAAGCATCTGGTTTTGCGTGTATAGCCTTCGCCTGATTCGGCTATGATTCGACCATTGCGAGCGATGACACGCCACCGCCAGAGTCCTTGTTTATCCTTGTAAATTTCGTATTTCATTGTGTTTTAGATAAATAAGGGGAGGCAACAACTCCTCCCCTTCAGACAACAAACTAACTATGAACGAATTTCGCTTTACGGAGCGTTTTAAGACACTTTCGTCTTAGAATGGTAGGTCACCCCCACCAAAGTGGATAACGTTCGCCTGAGGGCTTGTATTGGCGTTGTACGGCTTTTTAAAAGCGACTGACAAGTATTTCTCGCCAGCCTTCGATGTTTTCACCCAAGCACTGAGTTCCATCGCTTCACCGTTGACCACGCACTTGCCAGTATAGTCAGGATGTGTTTCTTGTTGTTTCTTCTTGTTGGCGAACAAAGCGCCTGAGTTATCCTTCTGATCCATGTTTGAAATTAGTTAAGCCGTTAAATATCGGAAACGATTCGATTCGTCCAAGCACTTAGTAGAATCTTCATCTGAAATTCATCGGTGAAGAAGAATGAAATAAAATGAAGGAACACAATCACATAAGTGATTGATAAATAATAAGTATGAAGGAGTGAAGGAAACTTTTCCAACTTCACGGAAAAAAGGGTTTCGTAAAAACATAATAAAAATAAAAGAAAAATATAAAACCCTTCCTTCACTCCTTCACTAAGTATTGTAACTATACTGAGAATCATTGCGTTGAATAGTGAAGCAAAAAAAAAACTTCGTTCATTTCGTGTCAGTTTCCTTCACTTTTTACCGTAATTCTGACCCAAGTACCCGAACTGAGGTGCTTTTTTTCTAATTCCTGACCATTGTATTTGGAAACCTCGCTCAACCACTTGGTGAACTGCTTGACCGAAATCTTGGAATGATCGGGGAACGCTGCCTTGAATTCGTCAGTTTTTTCGCTGCATTTGAACAATTCATGCACCGGGATGAAGTCATTGTACCAGTTGATGAACTCTTCAGGCACGGTATTCAATAGCTTTTTAAAGTTTAGATTGTTTGGTTTGGTGCGTACCAATCCGTCACGCAGATAGTCATGTACGCAGGACATCATGAAATTATCGAACAGTTGCCACTGGTACTGATCCCAATCATCGTACAGATTATGACCGAAGTGGTCTCTTGGTGTGTACTTCGGTGAGAAGAACTGCTTGAGTTCTATCTCATGTCTGCGTCTATCGTGGCTTGCTCCTTGCCCATTGACCACATAGTTGCTGGTGAGCATGACCTTTGGCGAGTCGGGATATTCGATTTTGAAGGTGTCTTTGTTTTTCTTTTCGACCTCGACTCCTTCGGTGATGATTGAGAATAACTTCTCAAAATTGAATGACTTACTTACGTCCTCCCATACCATGACTTGCGTTGATAGTTGTATGCGTTGGAATAGGAATGACTTATTCCATGACCAGTTCTTGCCGTCAAATGTGATGAGGTTCTTGATGTGTGCTATGCCTTTGATGAATACTCCTTTGCCAATTCCTCCTTCTGGATTGTCACTGATGACTTCATCGGTAAGAATGATTGCTTTAGGATTGGAAGGGTCCTTGTAAGAATGTAGAATATAGCCTATGGTATTGCAGAGCATTTGAAAATTGTCGCAATCCTGCCCAGCGCACCCTATAAGGTCTATGAATTGCAGGAACTCGTTATGATTGAAATCTAAGTCGGTGACGGTATGAAAGTCTCTTGGAATTATTTGATCCTGCCATATACAGTTGGGCAGGTTGATGTATTCGATTTCCTTGAGGGATTGCCCAGTGATTTCAAGTGCTTTGTTTTGGAAATAGAAGTACGCAGTTCTGCGGTCATCTTTCTGCCAGTTTATGTCGAGGTATGGCAGCCACGCAATCTTCTCAGGTTTCAGATAGTTGGCATCGAGTTGGTCTTCGATGGCTTGCTGGATTATTGATTTGCGAGTACCATCGATTTCCTTTGGGAGTTTCTCAAAATGCTCACGGATTATGTCTCGAATGTTGTCGATAGTTATCTCTTTGACAATACCGTTGAGGACCTGCACAATCATCCACGATTGGTTGTTTAGTTTGTATCGGTGTATACCGTTCTTGACATAGAAGTCTCTCAGGAGCTGCTTGTCAATCTTAAAATATGGTTTACCGTCACGCTTGTATTCGGTCCAGAAGATGTCATCTGCGTTCTTTGAAGCCTCGTCTATTATGTGATTAGCTTTGGCTGGATTGATGCCGTACTTAGTTTCAAGGTCTTTTTGAATCTCGTATGATGGTTTGCTTTGGTGTAGTTGTGTTCGAGCGTAGTGGATAGGCTCTTTATCAATCATGCGCTTGGTGTCGAACTCGTTTGTGCGTTTGTATGCGCTCCTGACTGTTGTCTCTATCTCGTTTGTGTTGAAGTCCTTTTCTTGGTACTGGCAGCAAAACTGATATGCTTGCGACTCAGGTATGCCGAAGCGATTGAGGTCCGATGCTAACAGATGAATGAAGTTATTGCGCCCATCACGGAAGCTTGCTGACTTCTCGATGCCTTTGAGGACATACCGCATAATCCTATCGGGGTCCTCGCAGGTGAATGCCAGTGATGTGGTTTCTTGTTTCTTGTCAACGATGTGTGTTATTACTGACTTGCTAAGAAATACCGGAGTATTGAGATTAATATAGATATTGGGATCATAGGAATCGAAGCAAGCACGGCTGATGTCCTTAGCTTTGATATCGAGTGTAGGAAGGTCGAAGTAGTCCTTGAGAGAATCAAAGTATTCACCATGTTCTTCAATGCTTGGAGGTATGCGTATTATCACCTTGTATCCAGTTCCACGTGGTGATAGGAAGCAACATAGTATGAACTCAGGCTTTCGCATGATGTTCTCAAGCTTCTCCTCATCGAAATCAAGGCAGATAAGTCCTGAATGCTCTTGGATAGATGCTGCGTTGCGTTGGGAGAATATTCCTGACCATGTATAGACTGGTAGGCGTTTCTTGAGTAGGTCTTGTTGCTTCTTGTCTTTTATGCCCCGAATCTCTTGTATGAGTTCACGTTGCTTTGGATTGGTGCGTATGCGTTCAAATGCATCGAGCATTGATATTTCCTTGCCTACATTGGTTTGCGTTACTGTGGCGAATATGGATAGTTTGGTCATAGAATAAAGAACCCAAGCAGGTTCAGAGTAGCCGCTCCTCCCCCACTTGGGTAATGATGATAATGAATGTCTTGTGTAAGTACCGGCTATTACTTACTAATGCTAAGATATAACAATCATCGCCATCTCCATCCGGGTGGCACGAAGGTAGTGGTCTTGGTCTTAGCGATTCGTGTGAGAATGTCGACTGCGGTGGGAATGCCGTTGACTTGACGGCAGCGCAGGAAGCAGTTTAGCAGGTCATAGTTGATGTTGATCATAGTGGTTTATTATTTAGATTAATCGTGACAACCTCCCGAATCACATACTGCTCCACTTTCTTTTAACATTTCAGGTATCCAATTATTTTGAGAATGAGCAATAAGTGTTTCATATTTAATTCTACTATCTAACCATGTTCCCATCCCTTTAGCTTCTTGCATTGCAAACCAATTCATTTTGTTGGGGTGCAATGCTGCCATTATGCAAAGCGTATCAGGTTTTTTATGAAAGCACCCAACACAATTAGATATAATAGGAAATTCAATTTGTCTGCGTTCCTCAAATAGCGTTCCTCCTAAATATCCGTTTTGCCTCCAGTAATTTTGAACCATTTGTTTTGTTACTGCATTTTTAACTAATGGAAATGAGCAAAAACGCCAATTGAAAGTTTGGTGCTTTTGTTGCCTTTGTCCTATAGTTGAGCAACTGATAGGTATTCTAAAATTTGTCGGGTCACTATTATTAAAGAATCGTTGCATTCTTTCAAATTCATCAAATCGAAATCCTATACGCATATCGCATATTTCTCCAATCTCATGAAACCACCAGTCAAATATTGGTTGAAGTTTCATTTCTGTAGTGCAATATCTTCTTGCCCAACTTGGCAATCGTGTTTTAGTTCCTTTATCAATTACATCATCAAAAGATTTACCTCTTACCCAAATTATCTCTCGTCCTAAAAACTGCTCTAAATCCATCAATGCTTTTAATGTTGCATCATCTTCGGCAGTCGCAATAAATTCACCATATGTAGGAATAAACTTTTCAAGTTTTCTATTTGCATAATTAACTATTGATTTATCATTTGGTGAGCATTCTTTATCGTCAATACATACCAAACTAAAAACTTCATAATTTGCTGGATAATGCTTAGCAATATAAGCACTTGTTTTTCCACCTGATATGCTATTGACTGTCTTCATTAATTAAATTTTTGTGAACCCGATGAGGGAGTCGAACCCTCATACCCCCAGTGGGGATGTTACCAGTTACATCAATCGGGGAGTGTTAGTATCGCTCAAGGAGTCTGTTCAGGTAGTAGCGTGCCTTCTCAAGGTCCTCCTTCGGTCTTCCTTTGTGCTTGTAGCGAGTGACATACTTGATGATATTGCCCTCGCAGAAGTCCAGTGAGTTTGCTTGTATGTACTCGATCGCTTCAATCTTGCCTTGCTTGTAGTGGCTTACAGATACTTCCAGCTCAGGTGATTGAAGATTCCTCCCAATACTGCCGTGATTGCGACTGTGGTCCATAGTCTCTTTGCTTTGGTTTTCTTGTTGAGTTGCTTGTTGAGTTTCATAATGGACTGCTCCTGCTCATCGGTGAGTTGCTCAAGTGCAATGATGTGTTCATCCTTTGCTTTGATCTTAGCATCGAGTCTTCCACGCAGTGACTCTGAGACCTCCAGTGCAGCAGCCTGCTGGTCGTTGAGGTCCTCGCACAGTTGCAGTTGCTCCCGGTCGGAGTCGGCAGTGATGAGGTCCTGCACGAGTAGTGTTACCAGTCGCTTGGGTAGGTAGACGAGAGAGTCCTTACTTGTAGCGTTCTGTGAGTAGCTTGAGAAGCTCGTCAGAACTATACTTACTGATAGCAGCAGTCTTTTCATGGTTGATACGTTTGAGGGTTTTGATACGGTTGCGACTCAGGTCAATCTCTTTGTAGAGAAACTCCAGTGAGTCACGCAGTGAATGAATTTGCAAGTCATAGGACTGGCTGAGTTGTTCGTACTGCTCTATGCGAGCAATGAGTGAGTCATTGCTGGGTGCTGGAGCGTACTCGATTCGTGGTGGCTTTAGTGCCAGCCATACGCAGAGGAGTGCTAGGACTCCGATTGCGATGTAGGTGAGTTTAGTTTTCATAGGTTTATGTTTAACAATGTTATACCCTATTAGGTACAATTAATGTCGAATTTATTATTTTATACCCATATAGGTATAGTAACACTCATTCACTTGATGTTCTTATAGTCTTCCACGAATTGTTCCCAAGTCCGTGCAACCAAGTAGACACCGCCTGCTGCTTCGTATTCGGCTTTGATTTTGAGCTGGTCCTCTGAGAGTCTATCCTTGCCCCACTTGACCTCTATTGCTACTGGCACTGCGAAGATGCGGTCATCGTACTGGACTTTCTTCGTAGCCATGATGTCTGCTATGCCTTTTCGAGTTCCTGACTTTCGCCACTTGCCAGTCTTGGAGTCATAGATTCCGGTATTGTTGATTCGGTCTGCGTAGCCTCCGGTCACTCGTATGTAGGCTTCTATGCAACGAGTGAGTGAGTTGGCTGAGTTAGCCACGAACGGAATTGTGGGAAAGTAATGAGGAATCTTGGCTGCGTGCGGATACTTAGCCATCTTGAGGTCGTGGACTGCTTGGGTGAGTTCGCTTAGTGTCATCTATTGCTTTGAAGATTGTGTATACCAGTTGAGGGACTACTGCGTTGCCATAAGCCATTATAGATTGTTGTCTCCACTTAGAAAAGGTAATTCCGTCCAGTCGGTGGGAAAGCCCATCATCTCCGCTACAAATTGGGGATTGAGTTGGGAAGTTTTGCCATTGGTTTTTGCATTCCACATTGCTAAATCTTCTTGCCTTTTCCCTATTCGATTGTCCCAATACTTTTCGCTGTGTCCGTGTTTGATTATTTGCGCTAATGGTGTCGGTAGCATCCCCATCGCTGCAAAGTTCTCCAGATACATTCCCCTGACCGTGCCTCCGTACTTCTCCTGCCGTGCTTGTGTCTGCTCCACCGTTGCACTGCGATTCATTGCAGTCGGTGTCGGGAGCATCCCCAAGGATGCCTTGCCCGATAACATATTCGAAGTCCCGTCCAATCTCAGTTGCCCCTTCCAGTCTCCCGCAATTGGTGTCGGGAGCATCCCCCTGATTGCCATCTGATCTAATGGCATGGTGAATGGCTTGTGTCCTTTCGCAATTATTCGTTCCATTCTCGCGTTGTAAGCTTCCGTGTTTACTTGTTCGAATGCTTGAGCCATTGGCGTAGGCAACAAACCAGACTCGCATTCGGTGGTGGGGCGCACCGATGCCCGAAGCTGGCAGTAGTACCGGTTGTACTGCGTACCCAAGAGTCTCCAAGTCAGCACACACTTCTTCGAACACCACGCCTCCGTTCCAATTAGTGAGTCCATAAACGTTTTCGCCCACAATGTAGGTTGGCTTAATCTCTTGAATGACTCTAAGCATCTCCGGGAAGAGATGTCGCTCGTCATCTTTCCCAAGTCTTTTTCCTGCACTTGAGTAGGGTTGACATGGGAATCCTCCTGTGAGGATGATGTCATCATCTCGCCAGTCAGGTCCATAGCGAGCTGATAGTTCTCTGTTGATGATTTCATAGGTTAGTGTTTTAACATCCGTGTGTGTGTAGCAATCAGGCCAATAGTGCTTGCGTACACGATTTCCAAACTCATTGATGTCGCAAGATACATAGTTGCGCCATCCCATCCATTCGGCTGCAAGTTCGAAGCCTCCGATTCCGCTAAAAAGAGATATGTGTATCATACTGGGTCGCTGAGTTGCTGATAGATGCTTGGTAGATTACTTGGTACTGGGCAGATCTCATCATCAAGCTTACGCAGCTTCGAAGATATGACATCGAGTTCAGCTTCCAAAAGCTGGATGAAGTCTCTCTTGTGTCTACCGTAGTCATACGTACGGTTATACAAGTGCTGGGTCTTGAATTGGTACTTGCCATTGCGCCAGTCCTCGATGCGCTGGTAGAGGTCGAGATACCTATCGAAGAGGTCATTCCGGTAGTGTATCAGTGATTGCTTGAGTTGATTCATCGCTTATCTGTATGTTACCGTTTATGAATTCTACCATGCCTGCGTAGAGCAGTTGTTTTTTTTCAAGTGGCAGTTCGAACATGAGTTTGAGCAGGTCACCCCAGACTGCTGAGTGTTCGGATAGTTCGTCCATGTCATAGAGGTCCTTGATGTGATTGTTAAGTGACCTTGCACCGTTCAGATATCGGTTGAGAATCATCTTGGACTCCATCTTGAGATTGTCCTTGAGGAAGTACGCCCAGCCTTCGGCTTGTTGAGATAGAGTGATGAACATGAATAGTGCAAACTGGCGATTGGTGATATTGTCGAAAGTTACTTTTTCCATGATATTGCGTAGGTTGAAGTGCTGCGTTTGATAGGTGCGTGGATTGTGATAATCTCGCCAGTGGACTGGTCGACTATGGTCATCGGCTCTTTGATGCTTCGAAGGAACTTCTCCCTTTCCTTCATCTTCTCCTTGAGGAACGCCAGTGTCTCGTTGAACTCGTTCCACGTAGGGTCTCCGCAGCCTGAATAGTCATAGCTGACTCCGGCTTCCTTCAGGGCGAATGTAGCACCGTGCTTCGTGCATTCCTCACCTTTGGCGTACTTGTGCAACTCATCGCAGACAAGCTCACGTATGCGCTCCTTTGTAGCCTCAAGCACCTCAGTCAGGTACTTGGCTTGGATTGCGATAGATATGGCATCTGTGTGACCGTTGTCGATGAGTTCGAGGAGTTGGTCTGCGTGTTGCTGAATCAATTGCTTGGTGATGTCATAAGACCCAAGCATTATTTGGTCACGGATATCAAGTGGGTGTTGCATATCAGTCATTGGTCACCTCCTTCATTTGTGCTGGTGTGAGCTTGTACTTACTGGTGACCTGGTTGATGTCACCGCCACCTTGAATGAACTTCTTAACTTCTGGAATCTTGGAGTCAGGCAGTGGAATCAGCACCGACCCGGTAGAGCTTGCGCCATCGTCATCGTCCTCTGCGTTGATGCAAAGTAGTGCTGATATGCAGTACCTCTTGAGGTACGTGAGTCCTCCTCCTGCGTTTTGGAGGTTGTTCGTATTGTTTCCAGTCATCGGCACGAATGCGACCTTACTGGCGATGAACTGCCCCGATTCATGGGTCAGCATCGTCACGACCTCACCCCCTGCAAGATACTGGTGGAGGACAAGTCCGCAGTCGGTCAAGACTGGCTTTATCTTGCTCAGGATCTCGTCAAGTGTGGTGTAGCTGCGTGTTCTGTTGCCTCCTACCGGAACTGTTCTGTCCTTGCTGATACGCAACTCAGACTTATGGAACTTCAAGAGTGCAGGAATCATCTTGTCCTGCTTCTCGGACTGCCATAGCGAGTCCGTGTGCCACATGATGCCAGTGGCTTGGCTTGTTGTTGTTGTCATAGTTAGTGGGTTGTTTATCTGAATTTTAAATCCTTCGTCATTTCATCGCACAGCTCGTAGAGTTCCAGAGCAGCAGCGAGGTCAATCAGTTCATCTGCGTAGTCATCGTCTTGGGTCACATCGAACTCCGTCCGGATGATGCTGGCAAGCATACCAAGATGCTTAGAGGTCAAAACTAAAGAGGAGTGTTCCATTGGCAGTTACGTGCATAGAGGTTTTACAATCTTCGAGCAGTTCACACCAGCGCAGGTACTGGCTGAATGAGTTGGTGACGAGCATCCTAATCATCTGACTTGCGATATAAAGGTTTAATGACACTTTTAAGGTACTGGATTCTCTCTGCACGTTGTTGGATAAGTTTCTGTGCGTGTGCGATGACCATTTTGGCAGTATCGGTCATGGCAGTTCCTCGCAGAGCAGCCTGCACGGTGGCGGTGCTACACCCCACCTCGTTGGCGATTGTTGTTACATCGCCAAACTTGAGGTCAGACCTCAATTGTTTCAATTCGTGTTGCTTCATACGTTTTCGATTTTCCAAAAGTTAGGACGAGCATCGACTGCTCGTTTAAATACTTTTTGAACCACCCCAATTTCACCAGTCCGTCCTTTGAAGAACTCATACCCCTCAGGAGTGACGGAGGCATATATCATCGGATTCTCCTCCTCTATCTTTTTTTGTTCTTCAGCTCTTTTAAGAGCTGCCAAATCTTCAGCTTGCTGGTAGTAGATGACATCTATGGAATAGATATCATTGCGACAAGATAAATCCTTACCACCGTTTTCTGAGCCTATAAGGACAAGTTCAGTTTGTTGAGGTACATAATCAATTATGTCACCAGAATCAGTGACCAACTGATTATCCACCATTCGGACAAGTACTCGCCCATCTTTGGGCATAATTAATCTGTAACCCCACGGACTATTTGGGTCATGCCCTTTGTCAATAGCATACTCGTGGACATTATTGTCCCACAAATGGGACAAATTTGAATAATTGTAACTGACGGTTTTTTTCATAGTTGTTGTTGTTTGATGAAGCAAATATACAACGACTTTCGTAATTAGCAAGTATGAAAAGCACGAAAGCACAACTATTTTGCTAAATGATTGAATATCAGTAGCAATATTTTCACCTGACCTGCGGTCAGAATACCTTGCCGTTGGTGATGATGCGGTTCTGCAGCCAGAACTCACCTGATTCCTCTACCTGACAACGTGCGAATCCGTGCAGCCATCGGTTGTAAGGCATATAGGTCGCATTTAACTGGCAAAGACACCCGGTGCTATAAGTCACGTAGATCCTGCCGTCAAGCGTTTTCTCATAGTGCGTGGAAGGTTGATGACAGTCTCCTTGCAGAGCAGAGGTCATGGCTCTGGTCCACAGACCACGTGCCGGGTTCACTGGCGATGACATACCTCTGCGGAACTCGTGACCATGCAGGACATTCAAGTTGCCAATCTTTACTATGCGCTTGTCCTTGACTATCGAGAGTCCGTCCTCCACTCGCTTGAGTATGCAGGCTTGCAGTTCAAACTCTGGGATGCCTTTCATCTCGCCAGCTCTCTTCAGTATGTAGTTGTCAAATCGCTCCTCGTGATTGCCGAACTTCAGCACGATCTCAACACCGAACACATCCTGAAGCATCTTGAGCAGATCACAACCACCATCAAGCTCGTCCTTGACACGCATGAGTCGAGGGTCCTTCATGTAGTCACTGGCTTGATAGAAGTCAAACCAATCGCCATTGATGAATATCTTGTCGAGATTCTTGTACTGTTGCTTGGCGTACTTGACTGCTATGCGAAAGGCATCTTTATCATAGTAGGGAAACTGCAAATCTGATAGTATCAGTATGTCTTTGCCCTTGATGACATACGGTGAATTATCTATCTCGACTCGTGGTGAATTGTCCTGAATTGTCTTGTCAAAATGTGACAAGTCTATCTCTTTAGGTCTATTGATGACACCACGCAAGCAACCACGCACCTCTTCCAAATCATTAAACAGATGTCCGACTTCTGATTCTAATATGATACGAGCCATATTGCGGACAGTTTTGATTTTGTCCTTGTTCGGATAGTTCCTTAAAAAGTCACGGATGACCTCTGTCTTTGTGATTTTTTTCATTAATTATTCAACGATTGAAAGAAGTATCTACGAGTGTCATTCTGCCAAGCCTGCCATTGGTCTGAGATGATATCAAGCTTCTCGTCTGAAATCAGTATCTCGCCATCCATCAGGACCAGTTCAATCGTTTTCTTATCTACCCCTTCGCAGATGTATCCTATCGATTCAAAAGGCACTACGGCTCGCCTGCGATAGGTCTTCTCTTGCCCGGTCAATTCGTCCTCATCGGTGATGAGTATTGTGAGGTGTAGTAGCTGGTCCATCCTACTACTAAATTACAACCTCTCATCGCCCAATGATGATATTTTCTGCATTGAAATACAGCACTTTCCATCCACTGCATAGCTTGCGAATAGCTTGGTCATTGCCATCATGCTCGATACACCAGCAACGAACACTGGTCAGTATTGGGAATAACCCTAAGAACAACTCAACGCTGCCTCCCTCTACATCAATAGAGACAAAGTCGAACTCAGTGCCGATGGTCTCAAGCATCTTCTCGTAGTGAGTTGTTCTCCGTTGTATCGTTGTGAATGGTGTCTCCTTCTCCCACTTACGCACGTTCTCAAGATTCATCGTAGCAGTCGCTTGCAGATTATCGTAGAATACCACATCAGCATCGTTGTCCGTGCTGACTAATAGATTCAGCTTGGTGATATCATTGCTTGGTATGTTCTCGCAGAGCAGTTCGTACACACTCGGAGAACCCTCAACCATGACTCCTGTCCATCCACGTTGAACGAGTGCATAGGTATTGCTGAGTGCCTTTCCATCGTATGCGCCTATGTCAAGGAAGCGACCTACCTTGCCTTTAAAATACTCAAGGATGTACTTCTCCTCTTGATTCTGACTGTACATATCTATCTTTTGGTTGAGACTTGTGTGCTATCCATGCACACGCAGGAACAATGCTGATGAGAGCTGGAATCAAGATGACGAGTATCACGATTGTGGTAGATTATCGTCAGGCATATCGCCAGTATCAGTAGGAGTAGTTCTACCTTCATCTTTCGTGAAATTAGTCAAGAATTTACCTACTACACCACTCCCAAGACATAGCATGGCGATATCCTTTTGTCCTTCCATGATGCCATAGCTTGAAGCAAGCGTACCAACACCAAGCAGCGTGTCACCAACTGCTCGCATAGTCTTGGTTGTAGGCTTCCAATAGTTACTCCACTTGATCATAGTAGTTGAATTTGCATCGTTGTAGGTGCTGGGCATTGCCCTCCGTAGTATGGCATCAGGTTGTATCCGAATGATGGCTTCTTGGAATACATCATGTATGCAGACTTATCGTTCAACTTGTACTCGATTACACCAGTCACCGGGTCATAGTTGATAGATACTTGATTCATGACTTCGACATATGCCCAAGCAAAGCCTTTGATGTATCGCTTGCCGTCCTCATAGGTGTACATGGCGAGGCGTATCTTGTTATCGACCGCCTTCCATCCTATTCGGATGCTATTGCTATGATGCCATCCGTAAGACCAGCCGAAGAGCTTGTTAAAATCCCCATCACACTCAAATACTCCCGGCAGTTCCAAGCACGATGCGCTGAACTTGACCATGTAGCTCATAGAAGTCCTGCCCCAGTGAGTATTGCCAAGACTCCATCCGGTTGAGTAGTGAGAGTTCTGAGGGATGATGATAATCATTTTACGCTAACGCCTTGCAGGTATTGTTTCTGTCCGTTTGTATCGTATCCGTTGATGCTCATGTTGATGGGCAACACACTTACCCATCGAGAAGCATCAGTGATCAGGAACGTAGCAGGCGGATTGATGAACTGCCAGCGACCTGCGGTATTGATGTTGTTGAACTTAGTGCCAGAAGTCAAGTAAGGGATTGTATCGACAATCATCTTGCCGTAGGCACTTGCATCGAAGCTTATGAGCGTACAATCGTACTGTGAGTAGATGCCACCCACGTGAGCGTATCCGTCCTTCAGTCGCACATGGAACGCTGCGATGCTTGGCTGCTGCTCTACGTGATTGCCGTAGATGAATACCTCCTTGACTACGTTGCTGGCATTGTCATCGAAGAAAACCTCGTACTGAGGACCTGCTTGAACTCCTTCAAAGATGTTGTGGAGTATCTGCAAGCCACTCACTGCAATGGCACGAATGGCTGCGAACTGCCCTGCCGAATGTCTGAACTTGCACTCGGTGACTTTTGAATGATTGCACTGGCTTGCTGAGTTGCTCCCTCCGGTGAACCGAGCATAGTCGAAGTCGATGCTGATATTGTTCTCCCAGAAGTAGCACTGATGAACAAGCGTACCCATCATCCAACCGCACTTGATGGCAGTGGCAAAGTTGTAGAATCTGCATCCTTCAAATGAAGAGCCATAGTTTGCCTGCACGTTGATGGCATTCGATGCTCTTCCTGATCCTAAGAAAGTCACGTTCTTGAAACGCAGTTGACAGTCTATCCCTGCATTGGCTTCCGATAGGCTATTGTAGGACCTGAAGAATCCGTTGGCTACGTTGGTTGGAATCGTCAGCGTAAAGCCATGACCATCGAGTTCAAGAATCTGGTTGTACGCAGCAGGTATGGTCAGAGTGTCTTGCATTGTTATGTTCGCTGCAAGATGAATGCTACGCACACTGCCAAGTGATTGCCACGCAGACTGCAATTCAGACCACGTAGTGACATATCTCACCCCTCCTATACTACCTACCCCACCACCACTACCAGCAGGACCCTGAGGACCCATAGGACCAGCAGGACCTTGAGGGCCGACTGCGCCCTTCAACGGATTCGTGACCTTAACCCATCCGGTTGGTTGCCATACGTAGCTATCGCCATTGTCGAGTATCAGCAAGTCACGATTCGTGATGAGGCTATCAGGCTTCGTTGCAGGTAGCGTGTCACGGTAGAACAACCGTGCTTGGTCGAGATTAAACTCCATAACTGTCTTCTATTTTTATTTGGAAATGCATAAGGTCTACTGGACTCTTCCAGTCTGCTCCGCAGTCCACATATTGCCTACTGGCTTTGATGAACTTTTCACTGAACGGCTTGAGACCTTTGTCAATAGCCTGCTGGCGTGTATGCTTGAAGGGATTGTGGCTGGCGTTGAAATCAATCGCCATACCAAACGAATGGATGCTGAGTGTGCTTCCTCCTCGTTTCTTCCTTACAACCCAGCACCCATCGTAGGTACGTATCTCTTGAATCAAATCCGCAAATGTTAGAGCCGTAAACCATACATCCACCACCTGCACGAACTTGCGGTGCATATAGATTATATTAGGCAGGAATGGGTTCTTCTCTTTGATGAAACCCGGCACTCGGTAGTAGGTCATGTTCTTGTGTTCCCAATCCTGCGTATTCACAGTCGGGTCACCATAGAGTTGTATCAGCTTTGAGCTACTTACGAGCATAGAACTTCCCTTCTATGTTGTTGATTCGCCTATCGTGTTCTTGTATCTTCTCGGTGTGCGTGATGACCTTATCTCTGGTCTGCTTGAAGTCTCGGTACATATCGCCCAGCAAGAGCGCAATGACCGGGAGAAATATCAATGTAAACCATTGGTGCAGGTTGGTGACTACTGCTTGCTTCTGTTGTGGTGACATAGTTCAAATAAATGGGGAGGTGTTACCCTCCCCAAATATAATTCATTACGGAACGATTGGCACGTAGCACTGGTCAAATATGCCGTCAGGAGTATCGTAAGGACATGGCAGGCTTGAGTTCTGCCATTTGACTTGCACCTCATAAGTCAACACCGCCTTCAGGTCATCAGCAACCGGAAGTTTCGGAGTGATAGTCACTGGTGCGCCTGCACCCCAAATCTTGCTGGAAGTCCTGAACCATACTGTGTAGTCAGATGAATTCTTAATTGCGTTGTAGAAGTTACAGTTTGTAGTAGAGTTCGGGTCCTTGTAAGTCAGGATATGCGTAGCACCTCCGTTCTGAGTCTCAGCATCTCCGAAACCAACAAGCTCCTCTATAGTCGAACCATCATACGTTCCGCTGGTTGCCCAGATAACGATTATATCACCGTTAGCAAGACCAGTATTCCACTCAGTAGGGTCGCTTGGGTCTGTGAAGCTGAAGGTGTTCTTGACGAACGAAATCGAACGTATTCTTGAAAATTCGAATTCAGGGCATGGGTTACATGAGTATTGCGGAATTGCCCCTCCTCCGCAATTACTGGCAGGATAATATACTGACATTGTTTTTTAGTTTTAACAGTTAGAACAATCGTTGATGCACGTGATATCGTAATCGGTCGTAATCGTGTAGTCAATCGCAAAATAAAGATGATCCGGATGAACCGGGTATCTACTCGCAGCAATCTTGTATTCGTTAGTAAAGATACCAACGCCATCATAGTTTGTTGTGTTAGCCTCTATCACGCATCCAAACAGACCTGCATAATTGCTGATTTGCGAGTATGCAAGTTGTTGTTGTACGCCACTGGTCAGCAGGAAGCTCATCTGCTGAGGTTGTACTTGTAGTTTTTTCCTTTGTCCGAAGACCACCATACGCATCTCGGCAATCTCACGTGCGGTGTTCAGTCCATCTCCGAAAAGCACTGCGCCCTCCTCGATGGAGGTACTGATGCAGCGGTGATAGATTACTATGTCGAACTTATCATCGAATCCGCTGAACATGGTGCTTCCGAAGTTGGTGACCAATGCAGGGATTGTGTCTTGTGCGTTGTTGAAATTACGAGGCAGCAGTTCTGAAATACCGAAGAGCTTGCGGTTGTAAGTCTTGAGCTTACCAGTTGCAAGAGTATCATTCACTATGTCTACTATCTCGTTTAGGTATGGCATTACTTTAGTGTGTTTGTGATGAACTCCGCAGCGACATCTTCAATCTTCTGAAATTCCTCATCAGTAGGTTCGAAGATAATACCATATTTCGCTTCTGCATAGTTTGCCTTGTCGAAATTCAATGTATTACTATAACCAAGACCATAGGCATTATCGCCTACTGGTAATATTTTAAAATCTCTCTGCATCTCACCA